AAGATATTGAGCAGGATTTAGAATGTTGGTAACTATTTTCGTATCTTTGCAAATCAAAAAACAATAAAAAGTACAAGTATGAGTATATTTTCAAAACTATTAGGCAAGAAAACAGCAGAAGGTGCTGATGAAACGGTACGTGTGGGCGGAATGGAAGACTTCATGACGCTGATTCGTGTGTATTATCAGGCAGTAATGGCAGCTCAGCTGGGTATCAGTAACATTAACTTCCTGCCGGATTTGGCTGTATTCAAACGCACATTGAAAGTTCCTACGCAGAATAACAAACTTGGTATCGCAGAGCGTACACGCTGCCGCAAGATGCTGATGGATATTTATGGTCTGCCTGAAACTTTCTTCAAGGAGATTGATGGTTCTATCAAGCGCAACTGCCGCAATGTGAACGATATAAAGAACTATCTTTTCATGTTCCAGGGATTCAGTCAGGATTTGATGATGGTGATCGGTAACCTGATGCAATGGAAGTTCCGTATGCCAGGGGTATTTAAGAAGATGCTTCGTAACATGACAGAAAAAGCTGTGCATGACATTCTGACAAAAGTAGACTGGAAGGATGATGGCGTACGTAAGACTTGCGGAAACATTCGTCAGTATCAGCATGCATTAGGCTATTCTGAAAGCTGGATGACGGAATATGTCTATAACATCGTATTGCTGGCAAAGAAGGAACCTAAACCAAAAGCATGACGTTGGACGAGCATTTGCTTTCTGGAGTGGAGCATCATCCGCTGGAGCCTTTTCTTCCGGAGAATGCAGTCTTGCTGATGCTGGGTAGTTTTCCTCCGCAGAAGAAACGCTGGAGTATGGATTTCTTCTATCCCAACCTGCAGAATGATATGTGGCGTATATTCGGCTTTATTTTCTTTGATGACAAGGATTATTTTCTCAGTCCTGAAAAGATATTTGATAAAGAACGCATCATTGCTTTTCTGCGTGAAAAAGGGATTGCTCTGTATGATACGGCTTCGTGTGTGCGCAGATTGCAGGATAATGCTTCTGACAAGTTTTTAGAGGTGGTTTCGCCCACGGATATTGGGCTGCTTCTTCAGCAGCTTCCTTCCTGTCGGGCGGTGGTGACTACCGGTCAGAAAGCGACGGATGTGTTTTGCGAGCAGATGGAAGCAAAAGAGCCTCCGGTAGGAGGGGGGAGTATGTTTCACTTCAGAGACCGGGAGCTGACCCTCTATCGGATGCCGTCTTCCAGTCGGGCTTACCCTTTAAAGCTTGAAAAAAAAGCGGCGTATTATCGTCAGATGTTCAATGACTTATCTTTACTGTAGAGGGATTCTGGAAAAATATTTTTCGAAATCCCTTGCAGTTTCCGAAATTTGTACTACTTTTGCAACCGCAAACACGGGAATAGCTCAGTTGGTAGAGCATCGGTCTCCAAAACCGAGTGTCGGGAGTTCGAGCCTCTCTTCCCGTGCCGAGATAAAAAGCTGTAACTGAATAAGTTGCAGCTTTTGTCCGTTTATAGGTCGGACAAATTTCGGACAACCAATTTTCATGATGTCAAACCGTACTGCGTTTTCGAATTCGAAAAACGTAGAAAAAAATGTGTTCATCACTTAGAAAAAACGCATCGATTCAGAGTGTAATTTCGTACACAGAACCCAAGTTGCATACTGGTAAAACATGGTATATTGACTTCACGGCATACGATCCGCTGGAACAGAAAATGAAGCGGAAAAAGTATATGCTGGATGGAATACCCAAGCTGACCGACCGTCGTCGTCGGGCAAATGAAATCATCACCAATCTTAATGTAAAGCTCCGTTCCGGATGGAATCCCTGGGCTAATGTGGAGAACTCCAGGCAATACACCCCGTATATAGATATTATCCAAAGGTATCATATATATCTGGGCAAACTGTATGCAGCTGGCACCATTAAGGAGAATACTCTGAAGGATTATGAGAAGCGCCTGCGGGTATTTGAGGAGTATACAGCTAAACATATTCCGGCCATCGTGTATGCGTATCAGATTGACCAGTCTTTCATCTCTGACTTCTTGGATTACGTGCTGCTTGACCGGGATTCATCGGCCAGAACCCGGAATAACTACCGTACCTGGTTGTCTTCACTTTGTAACTGGATGATGGAAAAGCAATACCTTACTCATAATCCGGTTGAGAAGATTCGACAGCTGGCAGAAGAAGAGAAGAAACGTTCTGCCCTGACGGTTCCGGATATTCAGAAGCTCAAGAAGTATCTCCAAAAAGAGAACCCACATTTCCTGTTCTTGTGTCAGTTTGCTTATTACACCTTTATCCGTCCGGATGAAATCTCCAATATCCGATTGGCTGACATCAATCTGAAGGAACAGAAAGTATTTATCGGCTCCAGTATCAGCAAGAACCGGAAGGATGGCATGGTCGGACTGAATGATGCACTGATTAAGTCAATGCTTGACCTGGGCGTCTTTAATTCTCCCAATGATTATTATCTGTTCGGTAAGGGCTTCAAGCCCTCACGTGAGAAGGTGACCACCCGTGTGTACAGGAACTACTTCAATAAAGTTAGGGCAAAACTGAAGTTTCCGGATAGCTACCAGTTCTACTCACTGAAGGACACTGGTATCCGTGATTTGGCCAACGCTGAAGGAATCGTCATTGCCCGTGATCAGGCACGTCATGCGGATATTTCTACTACCAATAAATACCTGAAAGGGGCAGATATGACGGTGCATGAGGAGACTAAACATTTTGAAGGGAACTTTTAAGTGAAAGGGTAATCTGATTTGAGCTGTTTTTGTTTATTGGTCCGCTAAATAAAATATCCCCTCAGCTATTTTATCAATGCCTTTTGATGATATTTTATAATGTATCTCTTTGCAATAATATTTTTTGTTGCAAATTAGAAAAATATTATTCAGTTCATAAATCCTGTCTGCAATGAATTTGAAATGATATTCCAAGGTTGTATCAATGGATTTTTTACTCTTGTACACCTGGTTGAACAAACCATTATCACCATCTAATATTAAAGAGTATGATGGTAGCTCCAGTATGGATTGTGAACCGGTCATGGTCGTAGGTTTATTTATGAAATAATTATCATGGCATGACATGGGCATTTTGTCCCAGTACGCTTCTTCGTGCTCTCCTGTTCCCTTGTTAAGTGCTACACAGACTCCGTAATATATGCCGACATATAATTTATCAGGGATGTCACCTTTTACATCTGTGTTACCGTTGATAAGGTCATTGATTGCCTGGCTTTCCGTTTCAGAACGGACTTTTTTTATAGCAGGCCCTATCAAGTAATGGCTGGTCGTTTTACTGTATATTTCGATTGCATCTACTTGTGCCGGTATAATATCAAAAGAAGTTTTATTTTGACTTGTCGTATCTCCTGCATCTCTCAACCTGTCTACGATTTTTAATCCTTTTACACTTTCATCGTTGATAGTATATTCTGAGACCACGTATTCCAGGTTGTAGTCTGTTGATGTCAGCAGATAGGGGCCTGAAAAATACTGGTCGTAGTTAGTTTTGAAGTCTCTGTACGAATCTTTCTGTTCTATCGTACAGACTTCTCGTATGCCATCTTTTAGTTTGAGGTAGTTGTAATAGTCTTCACTCGGAAGATTGTAAGCTACGTTGTCATACGCATACGAATAACTCGTATCGGTGTCATATACTTTCTCCAGTTCATCCTCTATCACCTCATTGATAAAGATGATACCTGCATTGTCAAAGTACCGGTCTATGTTCACTATATTGTACACTCCATTTATCGAATCAATGGATACAATGCATTTGAAGAATACTTCTATCTGTTCGAGAAATTCGTTGATTGTCCAGTCTGGAAGCAAGTCTCCCGGGTTGCTATTTTTATAAGGGTTAGCTACGAATATACGGCACCAGGTGTCGTTTTGCTCCAATTCGTTTTTCCCTTTTGTAAACCCCAATTTTTGTAATAAGTTATCAATGTAATATAGCAGATAATATTGTGGAGCGATATTGTTTGCTCGTGTAAACGTAATATCTGCACCAACTTCTACCATATTCAATATATTGGAGTTCCCATCCTTGTCTATATAGCTGATAATTGGTGTATACACGGCCTTGTGGGCAGGATAAGTCCCGAAGAGGGTATTAATAGCCTCACTGGGTAATATTGACATTCCATCAAAAGGGAGTTGTCTTATACAGCTATCACCACCTTCATAATTCAGCTGCGAGTTACCGGCTATAATCTGAATCTTTGCTGTATAGGATTCTATTGAAAGTATTACCTCAATGCCATTAATCGCACATAGTCCGTTCACAATCAGCATAGCCTTGCGGTTTTTTATGCGGGTGGTTACATCTAATCGGTTGATATTTTTGTATATCTCACGATTGGCAGGGTCTCGCAAGTCTATTTCAATATCATAGGTATACGAGCCAACTCTGGTAAAGTATGGATTTTCTGTGACAAGTTCGAGTTCAAATTCACTCGGTAACTTCACTTCTTTAGAATCGATAAACAGCTGTGTCATGATTTTATTGTTCGTGTAACGTTTTTCTTCATTTTTTCTACTAACTGTTGCGCTTCATTCACGCCCATTTTACCAGTCGCTTTAGTATAGGTAAATATCGGCTCGTTTAATCTTTTGAGAAGTTTCTCCATGCATTTCATATTTTGCAGCATGACTGCCGTTGATTCCTGGCTGGATGATTCGGCCGTCTGATAGTAGTTGTTAGTTGTCATTCTATTTGTAGGTGATAATACGGCTGATACGTCTTTTGCAGTCAGGCTGCCGATGGTATTGTTTCGTTGTGCCTGGTCTATCAGGTCAAGAACCGGACGGATGGCTGGATTCTGGACTGCGTAACGGTTGGCTACAAACTCTCCGGCATGGACTATTCCTTTGGGTTCGTCATGTCTTCCGGAGCCGGTGTAGCCACCTTCTTCAAAACCATTTATTACAGCCTTTGCCGTTTGGAAGGCCGCTGTGATTAATGCAATTTCGGCTGCAGCTTTGGCTAGTCCGATGAAACCTAAGGTCGCAATATTTTTCATTTGCGTTTCAGCTATGTATGCAATCATCATTTTTTGAAGGCTGTCCAGGATTATTTCCAAGGTTGCTTTCATGAAGTCACCCAGGGACGTTTCGGAGTCTGTCAGCATTTCTGCGAATGCTTCGCCAAACTGCTGACCTATATTCTGTGCGAATGAAAGCTGCTCTCCTATCTTTCGCTGATTTTCTTCATAATTCTTACGGGATTTTTCAAGGCTCGCCTGTTGTTTTTTGTCAATAATCTCAGCTTTCTTTTCTTCGGAAATTTCAGAAGAAGAAAGCACCTGGTCGTAATATTCATTCTGAATATCGAGTAGCTGCTGACGGTATTCCAGTTCTGATGAAAGTCCGGCATAATGCTTCTGTGTCACACTTTCAATATCCAGCTGGTACTGTTTCTCTAGGCGGGTAAAGGCTTCTTCAGATGCTTTGTTGGCATCTTCTTCATCCAGCTTGTTGCATTCTTCTTTGTACTTGATTCGTGCTTCGAGAATTTTCTGTTCAATCTGCTGGCGTTTCTCCGGCTCCAGTCCGGCGATGGCCATCATATTCTCGAGGTGACGCATCTCCAGGTCTTCCATGAAACGGGTGTATTCCTGCTGTGTCATCTCGTCACTGGCCAGATAGGTACGTTTCAAATCGGCCAGCTCATCGTAATAACGCTTGTTTTCTGCGGTGGATGCAATCTCTGTCGTAGATGGTTTGTTATCTGTCCGAGTTGTTGTTATATCTGTATTGGTTTTGCCATTTTTATCTGGAGTTACGATTATTTCGTCTAATTGATTGACTGCTTTCTGATTTTCTTTGGTCTTGACGATTAAAGCACTAAATTTATTCTCTATTTCTGCGATATGGTCATAATCATTTTTTACTATAGATACATAATCTTTTATAGCATCTTTAGCGTCTGACAAGTCATAGAGTTTTAATGAATTGCCATACTTCTTATATAATGATTTGGACACAGCATCTGCAATCTGTTTTTCCGTATACCCTTTTTTTACCATATCATCTACATAGCCTATAACTACATTTCTGATATTATCAGTTGTAGATGAAGTTAGTCTACGTGATAAAATGCCTTGAAACTTAGCCATGGAATCGGCTCTATCTTCAAGGGACTTATTGCTTATTTCTGATTTCCTCTTTTCTATTTCTTCTAAGGCTAATTTATTTTGTATGGCTACAGAAACGTCTTTATAGGCTTTTTCTATATCACGAACAGAATCTTTTTCAGAAAGAAGATTGTCCAAATAACTACCATATTTGTCGTTGAATTCTTTTATAAGTTCAATCCTGCGCCTACTGCCTTCATTGGTATTTCTGATTGCATCGTAAAGTTTGTAAAGCTCCGTTTGTTGTTGTGTGTTGTTTTTAGAAAAATCTTTGAAGGCCTTGTCTGCATCACTTGTATAAGTTATTAACTTATATATACCAAATCCCAACACTGTAACTGCTGTTGATATGGCTGCGAAAGGATTCAGTTTTAGAGTGGTGAAGAACATTTTCAATGCCGCAACAGAAAGTCTTATAGAAGTTGTAAGATTGGACATTCTCGTGGTTAATAAGAACATTGCAGATGCCTGTAGATATGAAGCTGCTGTCACTGCTTTGCTCCATGTTACTTTGGCCTTATCTACTATAATACTTGCAGCTTTTGCATCTTTAAACTTCTCTTCCCATAATGTAGCCAGTTTTAGAGCTGCCATATATGTTCCTAAACTTCCAACTGTTAGTATGATGAGATTTTTATATTTGATAAACCAGCCAATCAGGGTAGGGAGGGCCACGATGATTTTTGTCGTCCAGCCGGTAAACAGTGACAATGACGGGTTAAGCCGCTCCATCAGTTCGATGCCGGCTTCCTTGATGCTGTTGCGGTATTGTGCCATTTTAGCTTCGTTGGTGTCGGAGTTGATGGCTGCCTGTTCCATGGCGATGTTCGTATCTGTGACAGCTTCGGTGTATTGGCGTACTTTATCCGCATTGTCAATCAGGATAGTGGCGGCAGAATAGGCTTCTTCGCCAAACATGGTTTGGATCTGTGCCGCTGTCAGTGACTTTTTGTTCAGGTTCTCGAGTGCGGTCTGCAAGCCCACTACCTTCGGGTTGGTTTCATCCGGCCCGGTCTGCAGTACCAGGAAGAACTTACGGAGTGCGGTACCGGCCGGTTCTGCCTCCAGTCCTTTTTCTGCCAGCATCTGGATGGTACCCTGCAGCTGTTCGATGCTCACCCCTGCACCGGAGGCGGCCACACCCGCATTCTTGATGGATGCGGCCTGGGCGGAAACATCGGCTGCACCTTCTTTGGAACCGGCGGCCAGCACATTCACATAGCGGGCTGCCTGGTCGGCTGATTCTCCGTACATGTTAAGAGATACGGTGGTGGCCGTTACGGCATCCTTCAGGTCGATTTTGGCCGCTGCAGCCAGTCGCATGGCTTCGATAGTGACGGCGTTAAGGGCTTCCTTGTCTTTCAGAAGTTCCGGTTTCTTGGAACCAATCAACATATAGGCCTGAAGAATTTCGTCAGATGACTGACGGATGCGCAGGCCGGACTCGTCCATGGTAGTGGACAGTTTCTCGGCCTGTTTTGTAAGCCACTGGATAGATTCATCATCCAGTCCGGTCAAAGCCTTCAACTCTGCCTGGGAGGATTCCTTGGAGTCGCGGTTGTTGCGAAGGGTATTCAGGGCCATAGACACGCCCGTGATGGTAGCTGCACCCGTCGCCAACAAGCCGCCCCATTTAGCAAAACCGTTGTTGAAACGGGACAACCATCCTTCTGTCTCCTGTACTTCAGCCTTTATCTTCTGAAGTTCGGCCGTCACCAGTTTGGCTTGTTGCTGGTAGTATTTCCACTCTGCAGAACCTCGCTTAATATGGCCGCTGTTCAACTGGCGGTTGATGGCTGTCAGGGTGGCACGAAGTTCTTTAGGTGTGGCTTTGTCGAGGTTATTCATTACCTCGGTAAGCGCCGTGGTATCTTTCTTCAACGTCTTAATCTGAGCTTCCGTTTTCCGAAGCTCGGAAGTGACCTGCTTGATTTTAGATGTATCACCGGTTTGGTAAGCATCTGCCAGTTCCTTTTTTAATCCGGACGCAATCGTTTCCAGATTCTTGAGCTCCTGCTTTGCTTCTTCACCGTTTACGCGGACCTCGACGGTTGCTACCTGGTCTATAGCCATATTATTTCTTGTTTAAGATTACACTAATTTTGTATACTGCAAACAGCACAAAGAGGATAAGCACAACGATGGTGAATACCATGCAGAACTTCTGCCATGGGGTAAGCCTCTTTTCCACTTCTATCGTCTGCACTGATTTTTGAATGATTGTACTGTCTTTTCCTGGAATGAATATCGTATCTGAAGGTACCTTAAAGTCTGTCATTAGGTTGCCCATGGAATCCAGTTTGAACCGTAGACGTGCGTTTTCGGATTGTGCCATGTCCAACCAAGAAAGGACGACGCGACCGTTCGAGTCGCATTCCAGCAAGGCCCGGATGGATGCGGAATCAGCCGGGCGGAATACCGGCACCAGTTTGTCATGCACGATGATCTGTGTGTGACTGTCTGAAGTAAGGTGCTTCCCGGATTTACACCCGAGAAACACCGAACCACACACAAAGAAGAAAAAAAGTATGATTAAAGCTCTCATAACAATGCCCATCCTTTTTCTACATCTGCCATTACAGCCGGAACTCCATTTTCTACCTGAGAAATGGCAGCCGCAAAGGCACACATGGTCGTTTTGTCCTCCACGTTCGGGACGTAGGTTGTCGGTACCTGCATCTCCTGGCATACGCGTGAAATGTAGCCTGATGTGTTGTTCTCGGTTCTGGGTGCCCATCGGCTGATGAAGTCGGCAATCGTCTGGCATCCGTATTTCCGGCGGTAGTTCTGCAGCAGCTTGATTAATGCCCGGTAACCATGGGCCATGTCTTCGAATTCTTCGAAAGAGTTGTCTTGTTTTTTAGATGCAGGAACCTCTCCCTGCCAGTCTGTCGCATCTGAGTTGCGGATGTTGCCTGGGTTGTTATTGCGCAGGCCTCGTGGTTGTGTTGTCATAAAAACTTGCTTTTATAGTTAATAATCATTGGGCGGTTGTCTTTTACCGCATCCTCTTACGTCGCACCTTTTTATAATCAGTTTTTGATTCTCTAACTCCAATGTTGTATTTTTCTCCATGAGCTCGCGGATTCGTAGGCGGTCTTCATTCTTTTCCGCATAAAGCTGGTCTATCTTTTTGTCCAGCTCTTGTACTTTAGCTTCTTTTTTTTCATAAAGTTCTTTCCATTCTGCAGCATAACTGGTAATGTTGTCCGTTTCGGCTTTACGAGCAATTGCTTCTTCCTTTCGAGCTGTTGCTTCCTCTTTTCTACGCCGTGCGTCGTGAAACATGAATACTCCTATTAGCGGGAGGAAGATTGAAGAAAGGATACTACTGATTGTATTGACGATATCATTTAAAAACTCCATATAGGTAAATAATCAAAACTACAATTATAGGAAGGAGTATTCCGGCCAAAATGTCCAGCCAGTCCCATTTCCCACCAATGCTTTTTTGAATATATTCTACAGCACACATTGCTACAAATACGCATATTGCACCGGTCAATGCAGCTTGTAGGATAGTCATGGTGGTAAGAAGAAGGACTGAGCCAATCCAGATGATAAAAATAATGATACCTGCTTTGAGGTGTTTTGGGCGGTTACTAATCTTCAGCCACTCAAACAGATTGGATAAATTTGTCATACTTTTGATTGTTTGTTACTCAAAAGTATGAAGTCATGGAGTAGGGTAAAAAGACATAGTGAAGTAGAATATGGGTAGAAATAACTAGCTAGTAGCCTTATTTCTACTTATATTCTACCGCATCTTAAATAACAACATAATACCTTGATTTTATGGAATTGCGCAAGTTCCGGCAGAACTTAGGACGGACGGGGTGACTGTTAGTTTCCTTAATTCAGACGGTGATACTGAGAAATGGGAGTTCGGTGGCGGTTCCTGGACGGTTAGTGGTTTTTCGCAGGTGGGGGATGGAAAGATTAAAGAGTTAAAAGGCCGCATAAACATTATAGAAGGAATAGCTATAACAGGAGAAAAAGAATATTCTCATATCAATGTAGATATTAATTCAGATGGCGGAACTGTATGGTATAATAACAGAGCGTATCCAGAAGTAAGTAATGTATCTGGAATAAAGATAAATGCTAGAAATGCAGGAACTATAGAACTCGGTATCTTTAACAAAAATGAGAAAACGATGAATATTGTTGACTATGTAGATGTTAAAAAAGGTATCGGAGAGTATTTCTTTAATCAGACGCACACTGTAGATATAAGTAATGAGTGCTTGTATATTCAAAATGCTTCAGGTTATTATATATTATCTCAAGTTTCTTCAGATGAATATTTCCCATACATATCAAGTGGTTTAATACAAAATAATGTTGCAAAAGGTGATATTCTTATACAATTGATCACAATACCTAATTTGAAAAATGAAATTCAACAAATTAGACACGAACTGGATTATGTGAAAAATGAAACAGAAAAAATTCAGGTTATTGAAGACGATATTACAGATATTTCCTATGCAACGAATTCAGGAATTACAGAAAGCGGTAAGTGCGGCAATTTTGATATTGCATCAAAAACAATACTGGAAGGCACAAACAGATTTTACAAGAAAATATCACTTCTTAAGTCAAAAACACTTGGAATAGATGCATCAAATAGCAGTTCATATAAGGTGGTTGTTTTTTATCAAGAAGATAAATTTGTCTTCTTTTTAGAATTAGCATCAGAAAATGAAGTTAACATTGAACCTATTGTCAGCATATTAAATGCAGACAGGGCAGTAATAATAACCAATAATGAGCTTTCTGATGAGATGATTAGTTTGTCAGGTAACATAATGAATCCTTCTGTCTCAGAAATAGAAAGCGGTAATTTATGGACTGAAAATAACGCCATAATAAAAGGTTCTAAAAAAGACAATATATTTGGTATTCTTTCTGTTCCATCGTATGGTTCTATATTTCTTGTGCCAGTAAGACGCAATTCCACATATTATCATACAGCATATATGTCTTGGAGTCTTTATGACAAAGAAGGTAACTTCATTTCAAAAGGTTATGGAGATAAATCTGTTAATATCGAAACAGGTGAAGCTGATTATGCATTGGTGGCTAGACCAACGACAGTTCCTGTAATTATCTCGCTTGATTCAGAACTGGCTAAATCTGATGTGGATGTTCCGTACTATCTATCTACCATGATTTCATCCTCGTTATATAATACTCCATACAAATCTCTATCAATGCAAAGCCTTATCGAACTTCTTAAAGGATATATTACAGATAAATATACAGGAAAATCGGTATTCTTTGTCGGTAATAGTTATGCAGCAGGAGTTAATGCATTAGAATTTAAAGGGTATCCGAATGACTTTGCATACAGGCACCCTCTAGCCAATACTCAATACGGAGCTTCTTATGTATGGAGTGGAAGAACAATATCTACATTCACAGGTAGCTGTATATTAAGCTCAGTTTTAAAGATTTGCAGCGAAAACGGGTACATAAAAACATCTTTAAATTATCCTTTAACTGAGAAAACAGATTTGCAATATGCAAAAAGCATTTTATTTGAGGATATAACCGAGATTGACAGAATTATTGGAAGGAAAAAAGCTGGTACTGTTATAGTATATTCTGTGAATAAAGTAACATTTGAGAAAACCGAACTGAAAAGAATATCCATGCAGGCAGATGTGACAGAATATACATTTAGAGAAAAAATTGTAGCAAAAGAGGATGAATGTATAGGGATTGAATTTTCTGCAACTTTTGCGTATAAATCGGATGGAAACACATTTAAAGCTATGGATGGTAGTGTAATTAATGGTTCACCATTGGTACAAGTGTGTTGTAACAGATGTGATTACCTTATAATGTCTGGTGGACTTAATGACATGTATCAAAGAGGAGAAGACTTTGAGACACAGGTCCCGTTTGGTACATTATTGGAAGCAGATGATTACACTACAGATGATTTTGATGATAGGACTTTCTGTGGAGCTTTGGAACACATGGTTCGCGAAGCTGTGTTCAAACTACCTGCAACAAAATTAGGCTTTCTAATTATGCCACAGCCTGGAGACGAAACTTGGAATAATCAGTATGCAAAGGCAATCAGAGAAGTATGTAACAAGTATGGAGTACCATATCTTGATATGGGTAATCTTAAACGGATGAAAATTGTATCATTAGATTCAGAAGCCTCGCGTGAATTTTGGTGTACTAATGCAGATGGTACATTAAACTATCATCCGTCTGCGATTGGTTATAATGTCATGATGAACGATGCTATCAATGCTTTTATTGACAGCTTGTAAAATTTATATGAAACATAACAATAGGGATAAAAAGGAAGGGAGACTCCTTGAATCTCCCTTCAACTTCAGGCTTTGAGGTATTTTCTTATGACTCTCATTGCTGAAAGCCATCCCATCCACTATAGTTCCACTGGTATTGTCCATCCAGATATAATTGCCAGTGCAAGGAAAAAATCTAATGTGTCAAGCAAGAAGTTCACAACTTTTTTAACGTTTGGTTGAGCGAAAAAACGCTCAACCTATAAAAACAAATTTCTCATATTGTACAATTTTTAAAGGGTTAAGATTTGGGCTGATTTAAAGTCCCTTGCCCGTTAGGACTTTGTAAGGAAAGCATTGCAAATATAGCAAAAGCTACATAAAATAGCCGTATCATTTTATAATAGTAGCATTTATTCAATGAAACTTACAACTGAATTGTGTTTTCATTGGACACAAAATTCTGGACAACACCTGTTATTTTACAATATAATTCACAATTTCTGTTGCCAAATAATTAGATAGGTTATATTTATACCCATCTATTTTTTCTCCATTCTTCAACTTGGGATAATACATAGGTTGCCCATCTGCTTCCGGAATACTTCTTAAAAGCGATAGAAATCCATCTGAATCTGATATATTACCACTTCCACCCCTTTCTTTAGTCGCATAGCATATTTTATAACTTCCGGGTATTACAACATCTGATAGTTCTACCTGTATTGTTGTACCGTTGGCCACAATTGATTTTATTCCAATCTCTTTCCCATCTCTTTCAATGTAAAATCCATAAGAATCAACACTTTCATTTGTCCACGTATTTATGACAAGTGGGCTAATACCGCCAAGCACTCCAACATATAACGTACTTCCAACATGGTTAATAGTACCGATTCGCATTGGTTTATACTCTACATTCCTTAATTTATTTAAGTATATAACCTTAGCGCATAATTCTCCATACCAAAGATAGCCGTTTCCCGTCAAGTGGGCATTGCTTGTTGCAATGTTAGGTAACTGATATTGAGGAGGTAGCAACACACAATTCTCATTTTCTTGCACGTATTCTATTATCGCAATATTGATAGAAGCGTCTCCCGTTACAAATGTACCACCTATTTGACCTAAATAAAATGTGGGGTTAGCTTGCTGTCCTAATATGCTCTTTACATCAGATATAATTTTATTGAATAAAGCCTTTAATCTCTTTTTGTATTCGTCTTTGTTACCATTACAACTGCATTTACTCGTATTAGTGTCTGCAATTCCCGTATTATTACCATAATCACTTTCCCCTTGCATCCATAATATTGCAGGGCATTTAATAGATTTACCTTCATTATCTGCTGCTTGTTTAGCCTTTGTTAATGCAGCAATAAGATATGTATCATATGGATTTACGGTTGATATTCCAGTCAATCCATATTCTGTTGCTAAAGTCGTAGGCATAAGTTGTGCCAACGTGTATCCTTCATACCCTGCGCTGTGACAGACAAAGGCTTTCGGATTTCCACTTAAAACAGAAAGATTCCTTAACGAATTAATACAACTACATACAGGAGGTACTGGACTATTGGTGGTTGGATGGCTTGTTATAATCAATTTATTAAAAGTATCTCCTGTAGGGATTCCATGAAAGTTATCTCCTATCATATAGCAGCCTTCTTTAACAGTAATGTCTTCAGTGAGATACCCCATGCCAACACTTAATGATTGACCATAGCTGAGTATTAGGTTGTAATCTGCATCCATCTGCTCACTATCATCGTTCCCAATATATGACTGACTCGTAGTTGTATTGGTCGTATTTATTATTGGCGAAGAATTTGAATTGTAATATACATTAACAGAGTATTCATTATCAACTTGTTGAATAATAAGATACCCATCTGCCTGTGAAGTATATTCCATATCAAAATTATCCCATACAACGCCTTTGTTAACTGATTTTACAATATCTAAATCTGCAAACGTTGTACCTGCATTAAGTGATGTAGGTTCTGTCTCTGCAAAACCAATTATGGTTGTATTGGCAAAGGTATTCTGAGATAATTCATTTGCGTTGTTCCCGATAATTCTATATACAACTCCTTTATTTACACGCAATACATATACTTTGTAGTTCTTGTCATCTACATTCCATACATACAATCTGTTATTAAGCAGATATATTTTATCGGTTGATTCAAGATAAGGTAAGTTCTCTGTATTATAGATAGCCAGTGAATAATTAGCAACTGTATTTTGCAATCCGTTAGTAACAACAACCTGTTCTCCAACTTTATCAGAGAGTTCTTGAATATTATTTTCAATGTTACTTAATCTTTCACTGTCAGTAATTTTATAACATATAACTTCTGTACCATAAGTAGTTTGAAAAATAATATTGCAATCTTCTTTAATAGTGAAAGCATACTGATGAATTGATGTATCTTCAGCAGATACTTGCGCAGTATATGTTCCTTCAATTTCTGTTACAATTATAGGATATTGTGTTGTAGGAACTTTTGCTTCTACAAAAAACATATCGCCTTTTTGGGCACTAATTGGTTCATTGACTTGCCAAGAGTTTGCTATAGCCTGACTCCCCGAATTAGAAATAACTTTATATGGATTACCATCAGCTCTATGGTTAACTAATTCAATATATTCTTTTTGTGTGTTTGAACCTAATATTGAATTGATATTATAAAGTTCATCAGATATTTTAATATATTTCCCAGCCCCCACCTGCTCAAAACCACCAACCGTCCAGGAACCTCCATCGAACTCCCATTTTTCCGTATCCCCGGACTCATTCAGGAAGCTGATGGTCAGTCCGGAAGACCTAAGTTCTGCCGGAACTTGCGCAATCGCACTTGAGAGGTCGTATTTGTTTGAACTGGATATACCGGAAGTCGGATGATTTATTGATACGTTATACTCACTTGTTCGGTTGTTGATTGTTGTCTTGTCATAGTAATCCTGCTCGAGCTTGTTTATGTGTTCCAGCATTGCCGTGCCTACACGGGTGGCTGTGTTCTGTTTGTTTGTTTTTTCGTCGCGGATCTGGATGGCCAGTTGCTTTAATTCTTCGAATGTTTTTGTTGCCATAATTCTGAGTTTTTTACGAAGTAAACTTATCGAGTTAGATTTCAAAAAGACATTAATAAGAATACCTGTTCTTGTTTTTCCAATGTGACCCCCAAAGGCGGTTTCTCAACGATGTTCCTCTTACTCTTTCGTTGTATTGGATGGCGTCAACAATTAATCCACAGAATTCTTCTGAATACATGAAGGCCATCTGTTCTTTTAATACCATAACTGAGGCATAATATGGACGTGAGAACCATTCTCGAGGATACCTTGTTTCACCTGAAGTATATCCGCCTCCCCAACCTGGTCCTCTTTTACGTGGAACATCCAGTCTGTTTTCGACGCGATAGCTGTAATTCAACACATCAAGATAACCTTGATTACCTTTTTTATATCCGACTCCGGTACCACAATCTTGGTATATGCCGTACTCCATGAATTTGTGCTGTATGGTTGCGAAGTCGGTTGATCCAGCTACGTTTTCAGTGATTTGCCGATGTAAAGTATAGGTGTCTATTACGTGCAATCGTTCTATCTTCTCACGCCATATGTTTACCATCATCTCCGACCAGGCGTTCATGTATTTTAAACGGTCTTCAGGAGTCGCATTTTCTGCCATTTGCCGTTTCTTCTCTGAATCAAGGCTGTGCCACCCTGTATTCATTCCATGCCATCCTCTAGCCATTCCACTCGTCCTCCTTATAACATAAATCCGTAGGTTCGGTCAGCTCGACCATAAAGTACAGGCCGGTGCATCCGGAAATAAAGTATTCGCCCAGTTCACGGGTGTAGATGCGGGATACATTCAGGAAGGATAAATCCAGGTCTTCGTAGATGTATTTGTCACGGATCATGCGGGAATGGAACTGTCGGAAGAGCTGTCGGCAGATGTCCAGCTTTGCCGCACGCTCGGTCATGTCGTCGTAGCGGTAACGAATCAGGAGGAATACTGTGAAGGTGCGCTTCTTGAACCAGCCACCCCCGATTTGCTCGGTGGCTGCGTCGTTGGTATCATCGACGCAGACGAAAGCAGATTGTTTCCGGAAATTGTCGAGTACATCCTGAAGTGAATTGATACCGCTGCAGGAACATGGAAAGAATGAGTTGGCTTTGGCCAGCTTGTTCTTCTCGGTCAGTTCTTTAAAATAGGCGTGCCCATCAAAGAATTTACTTGTGTCCATTTTGTTTTGATTTTAGAATTTGAATATCGTGTGCTTTGGCGTCCAGCTCGGTCAGGGCCCGCCAGCAGTCCATCTGCAGGACTTCCTTTTCTTTTGTCACGTCGCCGCCAGTTAGTGCCCGGATTTGGGCGTTCATCGCGCCCATCAGGTCGGGCAGTTCCGGCTGATCAGCGTCAGTCCTCTGGTGGAACGGCTGGAAGAAATGGGGAAAAAGTGAGGCGAAGTACAGTTTGATGCTGCCCCACCAGAGGAATACGGAAATCAGTTCGTATTCCTTGATGCGGGAAAAGGCGGTTTTCAGTGAACCTTTGACACCCGGCTTCTTCTTGTAGAGGAAGCCATAAAGGGCCTTGAGCTGGGAAATGTCCTGCGAATACAGGTAGCCCTGGTAGTGGTTTTCACAACAAAGGTAATCTTCGAAGCTCAGGCCGTGTAGCATTGCATCGATGGCATACCGACCGCCTATCCTGTCCAGCCGGACGGGATAAGCGTTGGGTTCGGAGATGAAATCAATCTGCCGGAGGAAACTGCGCACCTGCCAGTCCTGAAGGATGAACCTCAGTTTTTTGTGCCAGTTCAGGCGGAAGGTGCAGAGCCATCCTCCTTTCACTCGCTTCCGGACACGGATTCCGGTGAAGCGCATGAAGACGTAAGTCTTAGCCTTGACCGGAGAAAACAGGGTGATGACCAGGAACACGTACCGAAGCTGCTTCTGGTTGAACTGCTGCCAGGAAGTGGGGAACCGGAAGTCAAGGATTCTACCCCCAAAAGTATGTGGAATCATCTTTTTCATTCTGATAAGTCTGGAAATGTTTGACTTTGTAGGCTTCGGAGTCCTTGTAGCTGGTGAATACCTCTACCTTGGATTCCGCGTAGTTCTCGATGCGTTCCAGCATGCTCTTTGCTGCCGACCAGTTCTTTGCGATGCAGAAGCCGATGAACTTGCACATGTAGTCGGCCATGGCAGACTCTTCTTTGGTGAACGCATTGTGCCGGGCCTGTTCAAGGATGTGGTCGAAGAACTCGGCCGACACGTGCTGCCGTATCTTTTCTTCTGCCTGGTACATCTTTGTCCGGAACTCGAGCAGCTTGGAACGGTGTACATCTGCTGAAAGAAAATCAACGTACATCTTCAGTTGTTTGGCTGTATACATCAGGTTCGGGATGTTGATACGGGCCTGTGCCGTATCTGCCCAGCTGGTACCGACCAGCAGCTCCAGGCATCGGTCGTAGGCATCTTCGGCTGCGTTGGTGACTTGCTGCAGCAGGTTCTTCACTCTGTCGGCTGAAGCCGGGGCCAGATTCTGGTTGGATACCACACCGAATCCGGTGGGAGTCAGTACCAGGTCGAGTTGTGGTATCTGCTCCTGATAGGTACGCAGACAAACCAGCTTTGTGACCGCCTGCTCGAGTCCGGGAACAGTATCTAATTTGTCTGCCATGTCACCCAGCAGCACACAGTTGATGCTTTGAAGCGTGTCGTCCAGGTGAGGAGCAATCATATCATACACCTCTGCCGTAGAATGGGTGGCAGAGGAACAAATCTTCTCGAAAATCTCTTGTGAAAATGTGATAGCCATATTGATTCGTTTTAGGATTTGTTTTCAAGGTCTGAAGCTGTTTTCTGTTTGGCGTCGGTGTTCTGGTCAAGGGTGGTGAGCAATACCATGGGCACATCCGGATACACCTTCTCACTCCAGCCGTTGTACTCGATGACGATGTTATGCGGGATGTTCATCAGGTCGTGGAAAGGAATCTCCAGTGCCTGCTTGAGCGTGAACAGCTCGCGCTTGTCTGAACCGGAGTTGTTACTCTGTCCCTTGCCTGGTGTGGCACCTACCAGGTTGGGATGGATGTTGTCTCCGTAGCAGGTGATATTACTGGCTTCCTGAATGTCTTCGCTCCAGTCGCCGCCTTCCTTGCCGGTCTCCACCACATTGATGCGTACCATCCGGACTTCACGGCCATTCGGGTCGATGTAGTATCCGGTTATCCAAACCTTGCCGCTGTTTTCGATTCCGGAAACAAAGTTCTTGATGTTTTCCTTCTCCTTTTTGATACGCTCCATCTTCTTCAGCGGGTCGGTAATATGCTCTTCCGCACAGATGTTACTCCAGTAGTCCTTGTGTACTTCGACCTGGTACTTTACGCTGGCATGGTTGCGGAGCTTTGCTTTCTTGCCTTTCCCAATCAGTCGCTTGATGTCGTACCAGTCGCCCCGGAAAATGCTGGTGTAGTAGGGGATGGGATAATACTGGAAGCCGGGTGTGGGGAAGCGCACAAGGATAGCGAATTTACGGTCATCAGTACGGACTCTTGTTTCGCCATCGCGCCCAGGTTCACGCCCCATGAGCACCATCAGGTCGCCCAGCGGGTCGCGCGGATCCAGCAGACGGATGACTTCGTAGTCTTCCGGACGGAGTGAAGCGTTTTCGCGGAAATTGGCATAAATCACGTGATTGATTTTGCCCCTTCTGGCCTGTTGGAAACGGCAGTAGCAGGCCTCTTTGTGAATGAGCCGGTTGATTCTTTTGCCGTCCCTGGAAAGAATGATGACCGACACACAGAAAAAGAAATACTTCATGTCTGTAGCCTGCTCGAGCTGGAATAGCGGGAGGCTGTTGTGAATCAGCCAGCGTTTGATTTCGGGATGGGTTGTCGGCTGTTTGGTGTCTACGTCCATGTACTTCAGTCCGGCACCGTAACAGGTGATGACGTTGAACAGTTTGTTCTGGCTCATCACTTCGTCGATGCCTATCATCTTGATGATATTAAACGGAAGCTGGTTGTCTTCACCGAAATTGACATACGCCATGCCTTTCCGTCCGGGAACAGGCGTAGTCTTTACATTTGCATCTTCATCGAATACCAGGCTGCTGTCTTCTACGGAAGCCATTTCGGTGGCCACGTTGGAAACCTCGATGTCAAATATCTCACCAGGCATGAAGTCGCCGTCGTATTGCAGGATTGTCTTGTCCATATTAAAGGTAAATTGTCATGTTGTTAATTTCGAAAAGGGATATGTCGCGGAAGGAACGAATTAAGCCGGATGCCGGAAGGCGAACCCGATGGAGTCCTTGTCGCCAGTGTGAGCCGACGCACACCGCGCCTTTGTATTCCAGAATGTCACCTGTGCTGAGTTTCCAAAGCTTCAGGTTGCAGGGCTGCCCGGACTCGAGCAGCCTTAATGCGTCTTTGATATGTATTACGTTCATAGGCTTTAATTGTATGTGTCATCGAATGAGTCGTCGAAAATGTCCGGAAGCAGACGGAGCCGCTGCTGGTACCGGGATGCGAAGATGTAGGAAACAGTGAAAGCAAACAGTCCGTCGTCTTCATCGCTCCGGCTGGTATTGCTTTCGGTGATGGTTATCGGGATGTCGCCGGATTCATCCATCTGCCAGACTTCGGTAGCCCTTGCCACATCGTCAGCCAGGTTGAACATGCCTTCGGGGATGTAACCTGTATTGAGTGTGTGCTTGCGCTGCTCGTCTACGTAATAGTTCTTGTATTTCCCGGCGAAGTAAGCAGCGCTTCGGGTCAGTTCCGGCTCTACCGTATCTCCGCCCACAAAGTAGAATGTCTCGACACATCCGAACGAGTTCCGGAACTTCAGGCCGACGGATTCCGGTTCGTCCTGGTCTACGCGGAAAGTCTGCTTCCGGGCACCGGCCAGGATGGTGTACCGCAACAGCCGGTAGCCGGACTGGGTAAATCGGGAAGGGGATACGTCTATGGAGCGGATACCGTAGTCGGCCACATTGCCCAGTGAACGGGTGGATTTAAGAAGCTGGTTCTGCTCGTTGACGAAGACACATTCTGCCGTCACTGGAATAGTCGTGCCGCCTGAAGACAAACTTCCGGTAGTAAGGTAGAGGGTTTCTGTGCGGTTAAAAGAGGTTATTTTGTCACGCCCGACCAAAGTCGTCAGGAAATAGTTCGTCACGAAATCTACTCCGCTGCAGGGGATGATGGGACGGCATAACAGCACCGTGAAGGTCTTGCTGATGGTGGTTTCACTGGAAGCGGATACCTCGTAGCTGAACTGAAGCATCGGTGAACCGATAAGGTAAGGCTCCATGAGTGAAAACAAATCAAGAATGTGTATCTGGTTGCTGGCGTCTTGAGTATAGGTTTCTTGCAGAATGACCGTATTTGCTTGCTTCAGCACAAAGGTTACCCTTTTGTCTGCGCTGATTGTGAAGTTGTCCAGCTGTGAGGACAGGACGAAATCGGGTATATCTTGTGGAATAGTGAGCATAATTCTTTGTTTTTCTCAAAGATACCCGGCTCCGGAAAGGGGTAAAAAGACAAAAGGTGCAGCGTCCTCACGACGCCACACCTCGATATAAATGTAGAAAAAATGTAATCATCTAAAAACTTGCAGTCTATCTGCGCTGCATCATCCATGCCGGCCGTCCATCGGGGCCGATGGTGAGTTTGTAATTTAACTCTACCAGGGTAGCGGCAATCTGGTTGATGCTAATTTCTGCCATATCTGACAGCTCATCCTGAATTTGTTGGGATGTTTTGTAGATAACACTGTCATTCTCTTTGTCTACCGGAAGATATTCCTGGAAGTAGCGGAGAAGGATATATTTGTCAAATTTGATTTTATCGGTTGCCATGTTCTGCCTCCTTTCTGTCGTTTAAAGCGCGTTGAATTAAATTACTGAGCTGCTCCATTTCGGGACGAGTGCAGCATAGTTTTTCACTTCCGTACATAAGAATACTATACTGTTCGAACAGTACCGCTTCCTCTTCGTATGCCTGGTATTTATCGACACGGAATATAGGTTGCTGTGAAGAGTCGGTCATCGCAAACCTCCTTTCTTGCAAAGTAAAATGGAATAGGCAAACCAGCAGAGGCAGGCAATGGCGGCCAGCCAATGGGTGAATACGGAACAGGTTAGGATACAGAAAGAAGCCAGTGCCTGGGAAATGAGCACAGTCTGGCGGTTGGAAACTTTCTCTTCCATGATGGAGGAGAACAATACATTTTCACGATTCAGCCATAACGATATACGGCTTTGTTTTGCCTGGTTTACAGGCAATGCAATTTGATTTTTCATTTTTGTACGACATTTAAAATGAAACAATATTTTGATAAAGTACGGGAAGAGAACAAGAAAAGTTCCGCTCCCCGTTGTCGTACACCTGAATCAGGCAGTGGGTCCATTAAGACTCCACACGGGACGGAACTTATACGATATAGTAAACCACAAGGCATAAAAAATGCCCGCAGCATAAAAATGGCGAGCCATCTCGCCTGATTCAAATGTACGACATCGCAAATGTATGTTTTTGTTTTGAAATAGCAAAAGAAAAAGCAGAAACTTTTTTGAGGTTTCCGCTTTTTATAGAGCCTTTCAGTCATGTTTTCAGTACTTCCTAAGGAGTACTTCAGTACTGCCATGGAAGTACTGGAGTACTTTCAGGGAAGTACAGCTGTACTGGCTAAGGAGTACTGGGGATAAGTTAGTTTAGATTATCATTCGCCTTTGAGGGATTTTACTAATTCGTCTTTTGCCTCTTTACGCATTTCTGCTTCCAATACATCATAGGCAATTAAGACGTCCTTGATTCCCTTGATTTCAGAACTTGTAAGATTTCTTGTATGAGAATATTTACCACTTAAACGCATTTTTACGCTCTTACCGTTAACCATTTTTCTTAAAAAGGAAAGCATTTCATCATCAACATTTACATCTATCCATTCCCAAACTCTGGTATCATTCTCTGTTTTTTTATCTCTATACTCATCGAAAGGAACATAATAGGTATTACCATCATAAGAAAGATATGCTGTATCAAAGAAAATCCAATCATCACCCTCATAAGACATTTTTAAACGTAGCCATAAACTACTTTCACTTTTCCCCATATATATTGAGGTGTGATTCGTATTGGTATAATGAGTGAAATATGGATTATAGAACCAAGTTGTATGATTTATATCATCATATTTCTTCTTCAATTTACTAACAGCCTTCAACCTTGCTTTTTTCTCTTCTTCAGCTTTCTTGAGCTGTTCAGATTCATATTTGGAAACCAAATCTTTCACGATTGTATATTCCTTGGATTCGGGATGATATTTTTCCAATTTATCCTTGATAGACTTGAGCTCGTAAATATCTCCAGCTTTGTACAACTCATCAATGTTTGAGCATAATTTTTCTGGGCTATTTCTGTAGCCTTCAAGTTCTGGCATTACCTTATTCAAAGAGTCTCTGAGTTGAGTAACTTCAGATGTCAGACTTTGAATTTTACGCTCCATTTCCCCGTTATTACAAGAAGAAATAATGGTACTACATGTAATTAAAATGAGATATTTTATTTTCATAAGCTAATGATTTGTAAAGTTCGTACTGATTTTTCCCAATTAAGCGATAAATATAAATCCAATCATACTTGTTTATGTCTCAAAATAAATTTTGTTGTTGTGGCTCCTTGGTAGATTCTTTGTATTTCTTAATCATGCCGAGCATCAGTTCATCTCTTTCTATACCCTGATTGATTGCTTCAATCATCTGCGGAGTCGTGTTCTTATCTTTCAAGTCCTTCTTGTTCTGACGAAGCTGGCCACTTGCCCGGGTGTTTAATGATTCAAGTACGATAGATTCTGTAGTGAATTTCAGTTTCCGGTAGGGAGTTGCGCTGGCGTTAATCAGGTCTTCGAGCATCTGGAAGAACTCGTCTTTCTCTCCGCTCTTGAATTTGTTCATCAGGTAATCTGATACTACCACGACGTCAAGGTCTTTGTCGAAGTTCGTGGTTCTGGCATATCCGCCCACATTACCCAGCAGCTGCATGAAGATGTCCAGCCTTCCTGCCATTCCTGGAGAGATAAAAATTTCACGATTGTAGAATGTCAATTCTCCACTGTCCATAAAGGTCTTGAACCACAAAGCGTCGTAGGTCAAGTTTACATTTTCTTTTTTGATAGCCATATTCTTAGTGTTTAGTTATTTCGTTCATAATTTCGCATAATTCTTTCTCGTAAATGAGCCGGATGTTCTTTCCTTTGGCATTGAGTTCTTCAATCTTTTTGAGTTTAGACGGGCCGGCACCTTCTCCGACGATGACAATGTTTGTCTTGCCTGATATTGTTGTATTTATGTCTGCACCGAATGATTTTAGGATAGAACCGAGTTCATCACGGTCTGGGTAAGCGCAAAAGATGCCTGTAATCACTACTTTTTTCTGGAAGAAAATCGTATCCTTGTTTTCTACGTCTTCTTCGGATAAAGGCATCAGGGTGTCATGGTCGTACTTGCGTGCTTCCTTATTTGCCATTACTTCCTTCAGGTCGTAATGTGCAAGGTCTTTCGCCAGGTGTCCTTGGTAGCAAAGGTAAAGCTTTGCACAGGCTTCCGCATCAGCCAGTGCGTCGTGATGGTTGACAAGCTGTATGCCGTTTTCTTCACAGCATGCTTTCAGGCCTTTGCCGTATAGTTCGAGTGTATCGACGTAGTGGCTTAGGTCAATGCCGACCAGGCCATAGTATTTCATACAGCTTCTGAAGACGTTGATGTCTGTGGAGCTGTTGTGACATACAATCGGAAGATCTTCGATGAAGGATTTTAGTAAAGGGAACAATTCGGAGAAGGTGGGGGCATCAGCTACCATCTCATCCGTCAGGCCGTGTACATGGGTGTTACGTTCAGTTCTGGAATCTGGTATCTACATATTCCGGAGCATACCCGTTCACTTTCCGGCAGCTTATTAGGGTATAAAACCATACCTTAAAA